TCCTGGTGGCCCAGGTGACGCAACAGCAGATGCCGCTAATCAAGCACAAGCTGCTGTCAATGCTGCTAATGCTGCGGCTAATAGTGCTGCTGCCGCTGCTGCATCTGCTCAAAGTACAATTGATTTTACCACTGGCTTAGATGTCAGTGTTTCATCTTTACCTGCTGGCTCTACGCCTACAGTTTCGTATAACTCCAATACTATATCATTAGCATTAGGAATACCTAATGGCACAACTGGACCCACTGGCCCTCAAGGTCCAACTGGAGCTACTGGTGCAACTGGTCCAACTGGTCCCGCTGGTCCAACTGGACCCACTGGCGCTACTGGTGTAGCTGGTCCTCCAGGCCCTACCGGACCAACAGGCTCTACTGGTCCCGCTGGCCCAACTGGACCAACAGGTCCACAGGGCTTACAAGGTGATACTGGTCCTACAGGACCTACTGGCCCAACAGGACCTACTGGTCCAACAGGCCCAGCTTCTACAGTTCCAGGACCACCTGGACCAACTGGACCAACAGGATTACAAGGCGATGCTGGCCCACCTGGACCCACTGGCCCAACAGGTCCAACAGGACCTCAAGGACTACAAGGCGATACTGGTCCGACTGGTCCTACTGGATTAACAGGACCTACAGGGCCTACTGGCCCACAAGGACTTCAGGGCGATGCAGGACCTCCAGGCCCGACTGGTCCTACTGGAACTACTGGTCCTACTGGACCAACAGGCCCGACTGGTCCAACAGGCACAGCAGCAACTATTGCAGTAGGAACCACAACTACAAGTCCTGCTGGCGGTAACGCTTCTGTAGCAAATAGCGGTACGAGCAGTGCTGCGATATTTGATTTTACTATCCCAACTGGACCAACAGGACCAACAGGACCAACAGGACCGACTGGTCCCACTGGCCCAACTGGAGCAACTGGCCCAACTGGTTCACCTGGACCAACTGGTCCTGCTGGCTCTCCTGGGCCTACTGGTCCAAATGGAACAGCCGCGACTATTTCTGTAGGACCTACAACTACAAGTCCTGCAGGTGGTAGTGCATCTGTTACTAATAGTGGGACTTCCTCCGCAGCTATTTTTAATTTTACTATTCCAACTGGACCTACTGGCCCTACTGGTCCAACTGGTGCAACTGGCCCTACAGGACCTACAGGATCTCCTGGATCTCCTGGTCCAACTGGACCTAGTGGGGCAACTGGACCAACAGGTCCTACTGGTCCAACTGGCCCAACTGGTCCTAGTGGAACAGCTGTTGTTAGGATGTGGGTAAATTTTAACGGCACAGGAACACCAGCAATTAGAAATAGTTTTAATGCTTCAAGTATTACTGATGTTGGAGCAAGCGCATATACTGTTAATTTTACAAATGCATTATCTGCATCAACATATAGTGCATTTGCTACTAATTATAGAAAAGAAGGTCAATGGGCAATAGGACACGCTATATTATCATCTGATACCTCAACAACAGCTAGAAGGCCAAGCACAACTTCTGTTAGTACTTTTGGTATATTTGGAGATAGCGGTACTGATCCAACAGACGTTTATGTTGTTGTGTTTCTTTAATTAAAAGGAATATTATATGGGACTTGATAAAAGAATACTTTACCCAGATCCTGATGTAGGAGTTGCTGTTATAGCTGGTTCTCCTGAGTGGTTTTCAAATCCATTAAATACTATAGAAGAACTTGCAAAAAAAGATGTTCCAGCAGGTATGCCTTATAAAATTGTTGATGTTTCCGTTGTTGCTATAGATCGAACATTTCGTAATGCTTGGGAATATGATTTTTCTAATCCCGATGGTTACGGCCTTGGGCATACAGCATGGCTTGAACAAAGGAATAGCAAATGATTACAGTAAATATGAATAAAGCAAAAGAAATAAAAAAAAATTTAATTAGATTAGAAAGAAAAACACTTTTAGAAAAACTTGATGTTGAGTTTATGAAAGCAGTTGAATTAGGTAATACAACTCTTCAATCAGAAATTGCTATTAAAAAACAAGCATTAAGAGATGCTACGACTGACCCTGTAATAATTAATGCTCAAACACCAGAAGAATTAAAAGATGCAAGACCTGCTGCTTTTAACTTAGTAAAATAAAATAAAAAGAATAGGTGCAGAACTGTGGCACTTAAATGAGTTACAGTTTACTGAGTATAACGCAGAAGACCAAGGATATTATAATTGGCATAACGATGTAAACTGGGATGATGGTAGATTAGCGCACAGGAAACTTTCCTTTGTATGCCAACTAACAGACCCAGCAGAGTATGAAGGTGGTGATTTTGAAATGAAACCATTACATCTTACAGCACCTAATGCAGAACAATTAAAGACACAAGGAACAGCACTAATCTTCCCGTCTTTCATAGTACACAAAGTAAATCCAGTAACCAAAGGCACTAGACACTCGCTAGTAGCTTGGATTGAAGGACCTAAATGGAGATAGTATGGCAACGCAAGCAACCGAGGGAGTCAAGCAAGTAACTGATGCCCTGTCTGTGGTGACAGTTATTGGCACGTTAGCAGAGATTCTGCCTGCTATTGCGGCTCTGTTTACTATTGTGTGGACTTCGTTCCGCATCTATGAAACTGACACTGTTCAGAAGTGGCTAGGTAAGAAATGAGTAGAAAAGTATCTGCCATTACTACTAGGACTAACGCCACTAAGGAAACTATCCTTACAGTACCTACGAAGAATACTGCCTACTGGAAGATGATGTATATTATCAGTCTTACTGGTACAGAAACTCCAAAGGTCTATTGGTACGATAAGTCTACTAACACCGAATACTTTGTAGTTGGCGGTAAGAACTTAGGAGCAGGAGACTTCATTCTTCTAGATGGTAATACAGAAGTAGTTCTTCAAGAAGGCGATGAGATTCGTGTACAAAATACTGGCACAAGTTCTGTAACGTATATTGCCACAGTAGAATATGTACCAGAGCAGGCAGTTCAATTCCAAAACTAAGGAGATATATTATGCCTATGGTCAACGGTAAGAAGTATCCATATACGAAGAAAGGCAAACAAGAAGCTGCCTCTGCAAAGATTAGTAAACTTCGTAAAGAAGGCTATCCGCAGAAACAAGCAGTAGCTATCGGTCTATCTATGGCTGGTCTAGCTAAAAAGAAAAAGGCTAAGAAATGAAACAAGGACTCTACGCAAATATCTGGGCTAAGCGTAAGCGTATCAAAGAAGGTAGCGGCGAGAAGATGCGTAAGCCTGGAACCAAGGGCGCTCCTACTGCTAAGGCATTTAAAGAAGCTAAAAAGACTGCGAAGAAATAAATGGTTAAGAAGGTATATCAGAATCCAGAAGGCGGCTTAAATGCCAAAGGCAGAGCATACTTCAAGGCTAAGGAAGGCGCTAACCTAAAGCCTCCAGTGTCCTCAAAGCAGGCTAAGAAGTCTCCCAAGGCTGCTGCTCGTAGGAAATCTTTCTGCGCTCGTATGAGTGGAATGCCTGGACCAATGAAGGATGAAAAAGGTAGACCAACTAGAAAGGCTCTATCATTACGCAAATGGGATTGCTAAATGGCTAACAAAACTTATCTCCAACTTGTCAATGATGTCCTTATTCGTCTTCGTGAGGCAGAGGTTACATCTGTTACTGATACATCCTACTCCAAGCTGATTGGTAAGTTTGTCAACGATGCCAAGCGACAAGTAGAAGATGCCTATAACTGGAATGCTCTGTCAGAGACATTGACTGTATCTACTTCAGCGGATCTGTTTAACTATGTCATGACTGACGCAGGTATCCGCTTTCGTGTCTTTGATGTGATTAATGACACCAGCAACTGGTTTCTAAATAATGCCTCCACGATGGAGATGGATGAGTGGTTCTTAGTTGATACACCTGAGAAGTCTTCTCCACGCTACTATAACTTTAACGGTGTAGACTCCAATGGTGACACACAGGTAGACCTCTATCCTATTCCTGATGGCGTATACACAATTAACTTTAACATCATCAAGCCACAGGATGAGTTGTCTGCTAACTCTACACAACTTAAGGTTCCTGCTGAACCAGTAATCTTCCTAGCCTACGCTAAAGCACTGGCAGAGCGTGGAGAAGACGGTGGACTGCGTAGCTCAGAAGCATATCAGTTGTACCAGACCAGTCTGGCAGACCATATCTCCATCGAAGGTAATAAGTATCCTGATGAATTCCTCTGGGATTCAGTTTAATGGCTCAAGAAACTCTAACCTCTTCTATTGCTGCGCCAGGATTCTTTGGACTAAACATCCAAGAGTCAGCAGTATCATTGTCTTCAGGCTTTGCGCTTGAGGCAGATAACTGCGTCATTGACCGTTATGGTCGTATTGGTGCTCGTAGAGGCTGGACACCAGTAAATAGCACAGTCAATACTGACCTTGGTGCTGCAAATCCAGTACAGTTTATGTTTGAGATGATTGATAATGGGTCTTCTCAATTTATCAGTGCTGGCAACAATAAGTTGTTTACTGGCACAACTACGATGACTACCAAGACTGTCAGGAATACTGGCAATACTGGTGACGTAACATATACGATTACTGCTAACAATTGGCAAGGTGCTGCTTTGCCCTATGGAGATGGTGTTGATGCTGAGCCTCATGTTATATTGGCACAGTCTGGTCATCAGACTCTAGTGTTCCATGAACTTCCTGCGTCTGGTAGTGGTCCTCATGCACACGATAGTGGAACCTTTGGCTTTCAGCGTCTTGGTGATGTAGGTTCTCTACCAACAGGCTATACAACAACTGACTTTACACCTAACTGCGCTCTTGCTGCCTATGGCAGGGTCTGGCTAGCTGACATTGCAGGAGATCCACAGACGGTTTATTTTAGCCGTTTGCTAGACAGTGCTGACTTCCAAGGCGGTGACTCAGGTTCTCTATCTTTAAACGCAGTGTTTCCTAATACAGACAAGATTGTTGCTCTTGCAGCACATAACGGATTCCTAATTATATTTGGTCGTAATAACATTGCAATTTACAGAGATCCTATTGATGTTACGATTATGACATTGGTTGACTACATTCCTAATGTTGGGTGTGTAGCCAGAGACTCTGTTCAGAATACTGGTACAGATGTTGTTTTCTTGTCTGATGGTGGTGTTCGTAGCTTGCAGCGAGTCATTCAAGAAAAGTCTTTACCTATGCGAGACATCTCTAAGAATGTTCGTGATGACTTGATGACTAACGTGGCCTCTGAGACAGTTACTAATATTCGCTCTGTCTACTATGAGCGAGATGCTTTTTATCTGCTTGCTCTACCTACTACTAAGTTTGTTTATTGCTTTGATATGAGAGGAGCACTACAAGACGGTTCTGCTAGGACTACTACATGGACAAGTATTGAACCTCAGTCTTTTGTGGTTACTAATACTAAAGACTTATACATTGGAAAGCCTGGATATATTGGTAAATACTTTGGTCATACTGACAACGGTACTAACTATCGGTTTAGTTACTACACAAACTACTTTGACTTCGATGCTCCTACCAAAGAAAAGATTATGAAGCAGATTGGTTTTGTCGCAATTGGCGGCTCTAACCAGGATGTGGCTGTAAAATGGGGTTTTGACTATAACGAAAATTTCTTTGCCTTTACGAAAAAACTTGACACAGGTTCAACTTACGAGTATAATATAGGTGAGTACAATATTGCTGAATACTCAGACGGTATTGTTTTAGATAAATTTAAGATACAAGCTGGTGGCACAGGTGCAGTTATACAGATAGGACTAGAAGCTGAGATTAATGGAAACCCTATTTCTATTCAAAGGATTGATGTTTATATTAAACAAGGAAAAATAATATGAGTAATTATACCAAAGCCACTAACTTTGCGGCTAAAGATTCTTTGCCTAGCGGTAACGCTGGTAAGATTATTAAAGGCACAGAGATTGATACCGAGTTTAATAATATTGCCTCAGCTATTTCATCTAAGGCAGACACCAATAGTCCTACTCTGACTGGTACACCGTTAGCGCCTACAGCATCAAGTGGGACAAGTAACACCCAAATTGCAACTACTGCTTTTGTTTCGGCAGCAGATACTACGGCTATCACTAATGAAAGAACCGCTACTGCAACTCTGACAAATAAAACTATATCTGGTTCGAGTAACACAATTACAAACCTGAGCGCATCTAACTTATCTTCTGGTACTGTTCCAGATGCTAGGTTTCCTGCTACATTACCTGCTGCGTCAGGTGCGAACCTTACTGCACTAAATGCTACTCAGTTGACATCAGGTACTATTCCTGCTGCTAGATTCCCTGCGGGTATAATTGTTAAAGTATCTAGTATTGTGTTTACCACAAGAACTGTTACAAGTTCTCAGGTTACCTATGATTTAAGTCTTGGTTCATTTACTAAAACTTATGATTCATCTACTTCAGATATTCTTATTGTAGGAACAATACCTTGTTATAGTTTTGATAACGCTTCTGGTTATTTAAATTTAAAAGTTGGATCAACAGCAAAATATACTGGCATTGCTACAACTCAATTATCAAACGCTCCTTTTTTAATAAATATTTCTCAATATTGGTCTGGACTTGGTTCAGGTTCTCAGAGTGTGTCTACAGGTTGGGCAGCAGCAAATAGTGCTAGTAATAGACCAGTTAATGTTTATATTCCAAATTCAACAGATGACGCACGGCTCCAACAATCTGGAGCAGAGTTAATTATTTACGAAGTTCTTAAGTGAAGATACCAATAGTATTACGAAAACACTACATAATATACATTGAATGGTTTAATAACTTAGTCTTTATCCACACAGATGTATTTAAGTGGACTGCAGAAATAAAGAAACATTATATTAGAGATTTAAACCAACTACAGTCACTACTAAATCTACCGATATACGGATTAGTAGATAATGATAAGTTAGGTAAGTTTGGAGAGTCAATAGGTTTTAAATTTGGAGACTACGCCGTAGGTAAGGACGGTAACACTTATAAGATTTACTACAGGAGTTTATAATGGGCAGAGCAGTAGGAAGAATATTAGATCCGTTTACTGGTGCTAGTTCTACCAGGAGAGCCGCTAATGAGGCTGCTGAACAGCAGGCTGCAGCAGGTAGACAAGCGGCTAACATAGCTGCGTTTAGACCAGTCGGGATGACTAGTCGCTTTGGTACTTCACGCTTTGGTATTACAGATGTAGGCGGGGTTCCTCGTGTTACATCGGCAGAGTATGAAGTAGCTCCAGAGTTACGAGCTATCCAAGACAGGCTGATGGGTTTGACTGGTGGTGCTGTCACCACTGCAGAGGAAGCCCAGGCTGCTGCAAGACCTCTAGGACTAGCTGCAACAAGGTTGTTTGACCTTGGTCAACAGTACCTAGCACAGTCTCCTGAAGAGTTACGTCAACGATACTTTAGTCAGCAACAGGCACTCCTAGCCCAGCCTCGTGCTGCTGAAGAACAAAGACTAGCATCTTCTGTATTTGGTCGTGGCCGTGCTGGTTTAAGTGTTGGTCCTACTGGTCAACCAGAACTTGCTACATTAGCCAACGCACGCAGACAGCAGGACTTGATGCTGGCTGCCCAAGCTGAACAAGGCGCTCAACAACAATTAAATTATGGAACTGGTTTGTTTGGTTCTGGCACAAGTCTTCTTGGTCAGCAGTATGCGCTTCCTGGTCAAGCTCTTTCTCCGCTTCAATCTTTGCTTGGTGCTGTAGGTTCAGTCGAACAGATGGGTCAACAACCATTCCAGATGGGCCTTGCTGTTGGACAAGCTGCTCAACCTGGAGCACAGGCTGGCGCTGGCTTACTTGGACAAGGTTTATCACAAGCTGCTCAGACTCGCTACCAAGGCGTACAACAAGCTAACGCTGCTAATGCTGCCTTCCTACAATCACTGATTGGCGCTGCCTCTGGTGGTATGGGAGGCGGTGGAGGAGGTGGTATGGGAGGCGGTGGTTGGGGAGGTTCTAGTCCGTGGAGTGACGCACAATGGAGTAGATGGGCTGGGTCCTCTTCTACGGTTCCTCCAGCAGGTATGGTTTAACAGGAGATAAGTATGGGAATGTCAGCACAACAGATGTTACAAAATGACCCTGAGTACCTTGCTCGTCAGTTAGCACAGCAAGAGATTCAGCGTTATCAAAACTTTCAGAATCCTCAACTAGGATTAGCCTCTACATCAGGCGCTGTTATTGGCCGTGGTCTTGCTAACCTGTTTGGTGGTCGTGGATTCTTTGAAGTATCTGATCCATCACTTCGTAAAGTAGCTGAGACACAGCGTGTGTTTAATGAAGCTATGACTAACTTTGATCCAGCTAATCCTGCTGCATCCTATGAAGCTATGGCTAACAGGTTTTCTGAGCTAGGGTATGGTCAACAGGCTATGATGGCTGCTCAAGAAGCTGCTAAATATCGTGAACAAGAATTTGGCCGTGGGTTGCGTGAACGTCAACTTGCTATTTCTGAAGCAGATTTAGCAATTAAACAAAAACAAGCAGCAGAGGCAAAAGAAACTAATCTTGTTACTACTAACGGTGACGCAATCGTTAAGAAAGAAGGTAAGTTTTTTGTTCAAACAACAGACGATGAAGGTAATGTTCAGTTAAATCCAAACAGTAAAAAAGCATATGGACCGATAGAAACTAAATCTGATTATGCTAGAGCACAGGCTGCAGCAGGTGGTGGAATACAAAGACAGACTGTATATGGGGCAGGCGGTCTACCAATTGGCTACGATATTTTAGATAAACAAGGTAATGTAATTCGTAGAGAATTGTTTAGAGGAGGCGCTGGAACCGCTGCCAGTCCTGGGCAACCAGCACCTGGAGCATCAGTTCCAAACATTTTCCAACAAGAACTTGAAAGACGTTTGAAAAATAAATAATGGCTGAAATAAAACAATCTGTATTAAACGCATTATCTACATCAGACTTAAAAGCCCTAGCTGATGGTAATCTTGATGCTGTATCTACTACTGCATTAAAATTACTAGCTGATGTAGAGTTTAGTGCAGGTGAATCTTTTGCTCGAGGCGCTGAACGAGGAGCAACTGGTTTTATTAGAGGGGGTGCAGACCTTCTTCGTAAAGCTGGTATTGATGTGTCAGCTACAGAGCAAACTGGAGTAACACCAGAAGGATATTTTGATCCTTTAACTGGTATGCAAGGAACTCCAATATCAGCAGAGACAACAAGCTTAGTAGCTCCTGGTCAAAGACAACTAACAGACTTTGAGAAAGAACAAGAATATAGGGCTATGTTATCTCAAAGACCAGTAGCTACGCTTGGCGGTTACTTTGCTGGCGCTGTTGCAGGAGATCCTACAAACTTAATTGGCTTTACAGCAAAAACAGCACTTAAAGGCGCTGGTCAATTAGGCACATTAGGCGCTGTTCAAGGAGCTATAGAACCTGTATATCAAGAGTTTGACGACTCTCGGTTACGCAATATTGCTTTTGGTGCTGGTGTTGGTTCTGTCTTTGGTGCTGGTGTTGGCGCTCTTGCTGGACGGTTTGCTCGTAAGGCAGACGAAGCTGCAGCCAAGGTAGAAGGAGAACCACAGGCTGTAACTAAAACAAGAGAAGAGATTGAAGCAGAGCTTCCTGCAATAACACCATCTGAACAGCCAGCAGCGCTGCTATCTAAACTACCAGAAGCAGACCAATCAATCGTAGACAACGTTCTGTCTCGGTACGAAGATGTCAGTATTCTTCCTCCAAAAGCTTTTGAAGAAGTAGCAACAGCATTAGAAACTACTAACCCGCAAGCTGCAGCATTGTTTCGCGGTGCAAAAGAATTACCAGAGGCAACTACTGCTCAGGGACAAGCCGCTCTACTAAAAGGACAGCAGCCAGACTTAGTAGCTCAGGCGCAAAATGCTGCAATTAAAGCAGACTTAGAAAAGCAAACAAATCTAAAAGCTGCTAAAGTAACTGGTGATGATATTGCAGAGGCTTCATCAGCTACTAAGTTTGAACGCACTGGTGATATTAGGGACTACCTTACTGATCCAGTCAGAACTGCTCCTTTAAATCCTGAGCAGATAAAAAAGATGTTGTCGCCTGATAATCCTTACAGAGGACAGAATCTTAAGACTGCCTTAGCTACTAATAATAAAGTTACTGATGCCCTGGCTTCTCTTGTTGGTCACACATTTGGACGGTTTAATAGAGAGAAGGCAGCTAAAACCTGGGCGCAAGTAGAAACTAAAGGTGAGTCATTGCCGTATGAAGTTGCAGTCAACAGCATGATTAACCGTAAACAAGAAGAAATATATGGCGCTGAGGTTGTAGCGGCTATTGCTAAAAACTTAGCCAGCGATATTGCACATCTTGATAGTCTTAAAGAGGTAGCTAGGATAGCTAAAGAACAAAACAACGAAGAGTTCTATGCTTATGCTACACAACAGCTTGCACAAATTACTGCATTATCTGCCTCTTTAGATGGAAACATTAGTAATATTGGTAGAGCATTAGCATATACAAAACAAGTTAAAAAGATAATTGATCAGGGCGGTACGCTGCCGCCCTACCTTGGAGGTTTTAAGTGTTAAAGAATCCTGACGCCTGTAAACAAGCGGTAGATGCATACTTTGATGCGCTGCGTAATATTGATAATATGAATGTTGATCAAGGCGCTAAAGTCGATCTTAAGGCTAAGCTAACTAAGAAGGTTGCTGAAACACCTTCTTGGAGAAATAGAATGTCAGAGTTAGTTATTAACTCTTATATTTCTGCTCTTGGTACGCCAGTTGTTAACTTGCTGTCAACAATTGCTAAAGCACCTTTCTTAATTACAGAACGAGCATTGCTTGGTTTAATGCCTGGGAATAAAGTTAAACTAGGTGAGACTACTGCAATGATGCGTGGATTCTTTGATGGCATAGCTGATGGAATAGGTTTTTTTCAACAAGGTTGGAAAGAAGGAATGCCGCTGGACTCTACTGTTGTAGATACTACTATGGGATTTGGTAGATCAGTTACATCTGGTCCAATTGAAAAAGCTGTTGCTCCTGTAGTAACTGCTCCTACTAAAGCTTCGGTAGCTATTGATGAGTTTTCAAAAGCTATCTTTCGTAGGATGCAGCTTAATGCTAAGGCATATAGAATAGCTCAATCATTGCCAGAAGATAAACTTGGTGGTTTAACTAGAGATGAAATGTATACTAAACTTCGTACAGTTGACATCTCTGATCCTACAAAAATAGGCAATGAACGAGTATGGCAACAAGAGCTTAAAAAACTATCGCCAGATTTAGTTGATGAGCTAATAAACTTTTCTAAGATTCAAACATTCCAGCAGGAACTTGGCGAGATTGGGAACATGATGCTAAGAGCAAAGGCTAAGGTTCCAGAGTTAGTGTTCATTGCTCCGTTTATTAAGACACCTATTAATATTCTTAAAGACGCTTTGTCATATGCTGGTGCTGGTTTGTTTATGAAGTCTTTCAAAGGACGCCGAGATGAAGCAGCGGCTAGGTTGTTAATTGGTGCAGGTTTAACTGGAATGGCTGCTAAGGCTGTTATTGATCAAAACTTAACAGGCAGTTATCCAAAAGACCCAGGCCGTAGAGAAGCTATGATAGCTGCTAAAATACCTGAGTATTCTGTTAAGATTGGAGATACTTGGTACTCTTACGCCCGTATCGAACCGCTTGCTACTGTGTTAGGTATTGTGGCTGATGGTGTTGAGACTACTATTGATTACCTTAAAACACCAGACAAAGACAAAAAAACAGAGAAGGTTGCAGTTGATGCTGTACTGGCTATTACAAAAAATCTTACATCTAAAACATTCTTAGAAGGTATTACTGGATTGCTACAAGCAGTGCATGATCCAGATAGATATGGTGGTTCTTATATTAATAGCTTTGCTGGCTTATTAGTGCCAGGAGTTGTAGCTCAGTTTGCTCGTGGTACTGACCCAGTTCAGCGTGAGATAACAACATTTGGTTCTGCTTTAGCAAACAGAATTCCTGGACTACGAACAGACCTTCCAGTTAAGTATGATATCTTAGGCCAGCCTAAAGAAAATATTGGCTACGGTGTAAGTGGTACACTAGGTATTGCTACTAAAGCAGCTACTCAAACACCACTACAAAAAGTAATTGAAGATGTTGGCTTTACATACACCAAACCAGAGAAGAAAATTCGAGGTGTTGAACTTGACGAAACTACCTATGAAAAATACTCAAAACTATCTGGAGAAATGATTCGTCAAGAACTAGAACAAGTCATTGCTGATCCTACATTTAATCAGTATACTAAAGCTCAAAAGAATTTTATTATGAAACGAGTAGCAGAGCGTATGCGTGCTGCAGCAACAAATATTATCTTTGGCGAAAAGATGGAGACAGATTCAGACTTTAGTAATGAGTTTGTACGCCAGCGTTTAAAGAGTCGAGGTGAAGTGCCTCAAGAAGAGCAAGAGTAATTAAGTGAGCGATCCAGCCGCAACTGCCAGAGCCGCACTCTCTGGCATCAAAGAAGCTGTACAAGTTGGCAGGGAGATTAAAGAAACTGCTAACGAAGTCAATGCTTTCCTAGACGAAGAAGCCAAAGCAAGACTAGCCTGGAAGCGTAAGCAGCAGCAGATTGAACGCCGTGGTGACATGATGTTCATGACCGCCTATGAAGAATACAAAATCATCAGGCAGATTAGGGATGCTGAGCAGGAGATGTATAGACAGATTGAGCAGGAGTATGGCAGGACTGCTGTCTCTGAGGTCAAGTCTCTTATCACGCAGATGCGTAAGCAGCACCTAGAGTTAAACGATGACTTCTACCGCAAGCGTATGGAGACAAGACGAGAGATGTTGTGGTTGTTGGTTGCATCTGGATTTGTTTATGGTTTGTTT